GTGACTGACCTTCAGGAATTGGGCTCGGGGTTGAGTGGCGAAGCGTGCCTGCCAAGGCTTGGCTGGTCGACCTATAAGGGCAGGGCGTACTGCGCGGACTGCACAAAGACGAAGGCTTGGTTAAATCATCTAGATGAGCCAATGCATAAAAGTCATCCCGCCCAAATCCAACGTCGTCCACATCGGCGTTGATCATGGAAAGCCCGGTAGTGATCGCACAGTGCGTGCTGGCTGGACGATCGAGCCTGATGGGTCGGTGCGCATAGCTTCCCTGATGGTTGCGGAATAAAATCTTGAAACCACAGCGCGTATTTAGTATTTTGGTCCTATGCCCATCCGCACCTTGGCCCCCGTGACGTTCGACGAAAGCTGGACTCCAGCGGCCGAGACGATTGTTTGGTCGGCAGGGGTGGCGTTGGGGTCGCTTGGGATTGAGCGAGTTTGATGAACCTCTTCCGCATCTCCTGGCAAACGCCCTCGGGCGAACAAACTGAGTGGGCGCACTTTGGATCGGCAGACGAAGCCCTGCGCGAGGCCAACGCCCGTGAGCGTTCAGCGATGATGACGGATCTTGAGCGTGAGATGCAGTCGATGGCGTGCCGTGCGTATATGAATGATACGGCACAGGCGAGCCGGTACGCGCAGGAGGCCCTAGCGCATAGGCCAAATCGTGCACTGCGCTTTTCGCCTGAATCCAACCTGCTCAACCATTTGTTTGGCTGCGCCAACCCATTTTCTGGCAGCCGTTGATCAAATTCTTGAAAAAACACCGTAGGTTGGGTATTTTATCCACATGCCCATCCTGAAAAACCAGCGTCATGAGAAGTTTGCGCAGTTGGTCGCCGATGGCGAATCGGCGACATCAGCTTATGGAAAATCAGGATACAAACCAAATAGACAAATGGCATCACGGCTGATGGCAAAAGATGACGTTAGGGGCCGAATTGAAGAAATTAAAGAAGCGTCTGCTGAGCGCGCAGAGATAACACGCGCTTCTGTTCTTGATCTTATCCAAGATATTATTGAAGAAGCACGAGATGCAAACCAATATGGGCCTGCGATGACTGGTGCTGTAAAGCTTGGTGTTGATATTGGCATGTTCGAGCAAAGAACATCGAACAAACATCTTGTCAAATCGCTAAATGACATGAACGAGGAAGAGCTGGCAGCGTTCCTTGGCAACCCAACTCGCTGACCTCCGCACCCAGGTCCGCGTTAAAGCGCAGGCAAGACTTGATATGCTGCGCTCTCAGCGAGTTAAGCGGGAAGAATTCGAAGCCAATCGCCATGATAAGTGGTGGCGTCTCAATAACCTTTATTACATCGTTGACGCCAATCAACAGCGCGTGAAGTTCAAGCCGAACTGGGCGCAGAAAGAACTTTTCGACGAGCTTCAAGAGCATCCTAAGCTACTAAGCCTCAAAGCGCGCCAGCTCGGCATGTCGACGTTCATCCGTATCGATGATCTCGACTCGGCACTTTGGGAGCCAAACACACAGTGCGGTCTGATCGCCGACACTTTGGATAATGCCAAGGCTCTGCTTCAGAACAAGGATAAGTACGCGCTTGAAAATGTGGATGATTGGGTCAAGCCTTATCTGCCGGAAGTTACCAAGGACAACGAGACAGAGCTGCATTTCAGCAACGGCTCGCGCATCGTTGTTGGCATATCACTAAGATCCGGTACCTATGTTCGTCTGCACATATCGGAATATGGCAAAATCTGTGGGCGCTTTCCAAAGCGAGCGACGGAAATACGAACGGGTGCGCTGAATACGATCGGGCCAAAAGGCTTAGTCCGCATTGAGAGCACGGCAGAGGGATCATCAGGCGACTTCTACGACAAGTGTGATGAGGCGCTCAATCGACCTTCTGACGCTGTCGTGTCAATGCTCAAATACAAGATATTGTTCTCGCCATGGTGGCGGGAAGACCGCTATCAAATTCCAGCTGATAGCACGGCGATCAGCCGCGAAGACGCCAAATATTTTATCACTCTCGAAAAAGAGCACGGCATTACGCTCGATGATGAGCAAAAGGCTTGGTACGTTGATAAAAAGAGCGAGCAAGGCGATGAAATGCTGCGCGAGTTCCCGTCGACGCCAGAAGAAGCGTTTCAAGGAGCGTCAGAGGGACAATACTACGCTAGGCACATTCTTGCCGCTGAACGGGAAGGGCGTATTTGCAATCTGCTGCCTAACCCAGAGCTTCCAGTCTACACGTTTTGGGACATCGGCCTCAACGATTTCATGGTAATTTGGTTCATGCAGTTCATGCCCCATGAAAGACGGCATTTCTTCGATGTTTATGCCAACACAGGGTACGGCCTTGGCCACTATATCGGCGTTATCAAAGACAAAAAGGCGGACTATGGGTTCCAGAGCTACGGCATGCACGTTCTTCCCCATGACGCTGGCAAGCGCAACATGGGCAAAGAAGACGATCCGACAACGACAGCAGACGACCTTCGTGAGCTTGGTTTGACGGATATCAAAGTCATGCGGCGCGGCGATCTTCTTGTCGGCATCAATAACGTGCGTCGTATTCTGCCCATGTGCTCATTTGACAAGACAAACTGCAAAAAAGGCATCAAGGCTATTCGCTCTTATCGCCGCCTCTATGATGAAGGGCGTAAAGCCTATCAAGATAAGCCAGATCACGACTGGACGTCAGACTTTGCCGACGCCTTTAGATCTCAGGTCGGGTTCGAGCCGCAGAGCAGTGCATTGATGTCTTATGACGAGGCGGCGTTTCGAGTGCCGAACATTGCCTAATCTTCAACCATCATCTCATAAGCCAGATCATGCACCATCGCTGTCATGCCGCCCAACAACGCATGACGAGCGCCGCCGCGCCTTATTACAACATTCCTATCAACGCGCCCCTCGTTATCGACAGAGACGATTGCATAGGCTCTGACGCCATCGGTGGCTGCCACGTTGATCATATCGGCAATAACGTCCTGGACGGCTTCGTAATTCTCTAGGATGTCGACATTGTCGTGGCGGAGAATGCTGAGGCGGGGCTTGATCCGGCCTATGCGGCAGCGCGGATTGGGGGCGGTCAACTTTCTGCCCTAAAGGCCACGAACCCGCCGTCGATTAAGCCGGCATTATCCGACTTTCGCTTGCTGTCGATGCGCGCTTGGAGCCAAAAAGAAGGGTCCATGTTGGTGGAAAGATTTTGAGGAGGCCAATTCGACAAAGAATCCCAAATCCCCACAGCGAATTGATCCAGCTGCTCTTGTGTGAATTCATGATCGGCAGTCAGCGTGCCAACGCTGGATGCTTGTTCATAAGAAAATTTGATTATTTTCATGGCCCCACTCCCAACGCCGCCACGCCACCCGGCAAAATCCGGTAAAGCCTAACATAGCGCTTCCCCTTGGCCTTGCATCCTCCACGGCCTTTCCATTCGGTTTCAATGTGGCCGTCTTTGCTTTCGACCCACGAGCGGCGTTCCATCCGCATAAGTAAATCGCTTGCTCGTCCTGGAGATATGTCTTTACCGGTAATTAATTTAATACTTCTCCGAATGTGTTCTAAATAACCTTTGCCATCTAAATCGTGAATTTGCTGAAGAATGTTGCGTTGGTTGGGGGTAAGATCTCTAGGCAACGGGACTCTCCACTAACAAAAGCTTACCGGTAAGGAATTAATGCCTTATCTTTATTGTATTTGCAAGAGAAAACTGTTAATTTAACGCGGTTTATCATTGTGTGAGGTCTATCCGTGGCATCCATGGCGGAATTGAAGCAGATCTATGACGAGCTGCAGCGACTTGGCTCGCGTATCGACGTCCTTGAGGAGAGCATGCGGGGCGTTCGGCATGACATGAGTGCGCCGACCAATTTGAACGGTGCCGCCGCGCCCGTTGAAGCGGTTGATCTGAGCGGCCTAGAAGAGCGTCTGCTGAAGCTTGAAGTGGCAGCGGCCAAGGGCAAGCCGGGGCGAAAGCCCAAGCATGTTCAGGAAGCGATCGAGGCCGAGGCTGAAGAGGCTGCCTAACCCGTGCCCGAGACCTCCACCAAATCCAACCCAAAGCGCAAAAAGCTAGACGTCGACGAAATCCAGACGGCTTGTCGAAAGCAGCTGGAGCAGGCGACGGGAAGTTTCTACTCGACGATTTCCGAACACCGGGCCGAACTCGATAAGCGCTTTCATGGTCGGCCCTATGGTGATGAAATCGAAGATCGATCGCAGATCGTTTCGACCGATATTGCCGATACAATTGCCTGGATCGTTCCGGCCTTGATGAAGATCTTTGCCGGTTCGGAACAGGCCGTTCGCTTCGAGCCGCAGAATGCGGATGATGAAGAGGCGGCGCTACAGGAAACCGATGTCTGCAGCTATGTTTTCTATCGGCAAAACCCTGGCTTCCACACTCTCTACGAGGCTTTCCACGACGCCCTGGTGAAAAAGAACTGCATCATCAAGACATGGTGGGAGGAGAAGGAAGAGACACGCATCGAGGAATATGCGGGGCTGGAATATGAAGAGCTGATCAAGCTCTTGGTAGACCTTGGGTCGGATGAGGAGCGGTTGGTCGAGACGCTTCAACGTGTCGCCGATGATGGCTCAGCCGTAATCAAGGTTCCGGTCGACAAAGAGCACAGCGACGTCGTTGCCGTCGAATTCCTTGAGTATGAACTCTACGAAGAAGAGCGGGAAATCGAGGGCCAAGATCCGGAGACGGGCGAGCAGATCTTGGTCCCGGCCATGGTCGATTTGTTCGATATCAAGCTTCGCGTCAAAGAGAAGATCGGCCGCGTCAAGGTGACCACGCTGGCGCCGGAGAATTTTTTACTCACCCCGCGGTGGGATAGCATATTCCTTGATGAGTGCCCGTTCACCGCTCATCGGGAAGTCATGCCGCGATCCCGTTTGATCGAGCTTGGCTATGATCGAGAGCAGGTTGAGGGACTCTCGACGGGCGACGAATTCGAATTTACCGAGGAACGTACCGAGCGCTTTGAGCCTGAAGAGACTGACGCTCTCGGCTCTTTGGTCGATTCGGAGCGTGGGCAAGAAGAGGTTCTGGTATCGGAGTGCTATATCAGGATCGATCGCGATGGCGATGGCGTTGCCGAACTCCTTAAGGTCACAACCGGCGGGCCGCTTGGCGAGGTCTTGCGATGGGCTGATGGTGGCGAGCCTGATATCGAGGAAGTCGCGCGCAATCCATTCCAGTCCGGCACGCCGCTCTTGGTGCCTCATAAATTTTTCGGCCAGTCCATCGCCGAAATCGTGCAGGATATCCAGCGCATCAAAACCATGATGCAACGGCAGATGCTGGACAACATCTACCTGATCAACAACATGCGGCCGGAGATTGTCGAGGACGGGATTGGCCAGCATACGATCAAGGATCTCTTGAACTGGAAGCCGGGCGCGCCGATCAGGACCAAGATGCCTGGCAGGCTTGCTTTTCACCACCCGCCGGCAATGTGGCAGAACACGCTACCGCCGATTGAATACATGGATTCGGTGCGCGAAAACCGGACTGGCATCACGCGGTATAGTCAAGGGCTGGATGGTGATACGCTAAATCATACGGCGACCGGCATCATGCAAATCATGGACGCCAGCCGCGACAAGATCGAATTGATCGCCCGATCATTCGGCGAATTCATGGTGCGGCCGATCTTCCGTGAAATCCGCAATTTGCTACGCGAGCACGCCACTAAGAAGATGACGATACGGCTGCGCGGTGAATGGGCTGATGTTGATCCAAGGCGCTGGCGTAATCGTGAGGACATGTCTGTTTCGGTCGGTCTCGGCACCGGTAATCGTGACGTCCAGATAGGCCACCTCACAAACTTGCTCGGCATACAGCAGAACATTGGCCAATTCAGCCCGGTAATGGTCAAGCCGATTAATACCTACAATGTGGTCGCCAAGCTTGTGCAGGCCATGGGCATGAAAGAGCCGGCTGAGTTCTTCAATCGGCCCGATGCTGAAGAAGAATGGCCGGATCAAGGGGACGCGCTAGCCCAGGCTGAGCAGGCCAAGATGCAGCTTGAACAACAGAAGCTTGGCTTGGATCAGGAGAAGGTCCAAATCGAAATGTCCAAGGCGGAATTCGATGCCTGGGAGCGCACCAAGAAGCTTGAGCTGGCCCATGACAAGATGACCAGCGATGCCGCGTTGAAAGAGGCCCAGATCGAAGCTCAGTTCGGGCTTGATGATCAGAAGATTGTCGATAGTGCTCTGCAGTTCGAAAAGATCAGCTTAGAGCGCGACAAGATGAACGAGCAATCCGAGCAATCCTTGATGAAAGAGGCCATGCAGGATTTGCATTTCCGGGAACAGCAGGCCGCGTCGGCTGAGCAGGCGAAGTTGGCGGGTCGACAAAAGCCTAAGCCGACGGGAGGCGGGGCGTGAGCTTCACAGCCACAAAAGCTATGTTCATGGCCAACAAAGAGTTGCCGGCGCCTAAAACCTTGGGAGATATCATTGCCCAGCCATGAAGTTCTCATAGGCACCGTGACGATCACGGAAAAGGGCCGGTCCAACGAGGACGTATTCAACGAATGCTCCGTCTTTTTCCGTGATGACGGCAGCATAGAAGTCATCCGCGCCGCTGACGAAGCCACGATTGGCATGTATGCGCCGAATGCGTGGTCAGGCGTGCGGATTGATGACGGGCGCACTGTTGTGCCCGCTGATGATGAAAGGGAAGATGATGAAAGCTGATGGTTACATGTCTCGAGGCAAAGCCAAGGGCGCGAGCAAGAAGACCGCTGGCGCGCATCCTGGCTTTAAAAAGCCCAATATCGGCACCGGAAAGCCGAAGTCTGCTGGCGTTTCCGCTGAAGGCGGCATTGGGCGCGAGATGAACGGAAACTACGGCAGCAATGCCAATGTGACGGCCGGTAAGGCCAAGACTTGGTGCTAGACCTCACGATCGAGCAGCGATTAAGTCTTGCTGAGAAGGCGCAAGAAATACTCCGGGAGGGTTTATTGCAGACAGTTATGCAAGAACTTACCGGTAACTACATAGAACAGTTGAAAAATCTTGCGCCAGAGAATAATATGGGCCGCGAACACTTGACGTCGCGGATATGTGTGCTTGGAGATGTCATCTTGGAAATCATCGGAGAGCTTGAACAGAGAGCCGGTGATGGGCATTTGGCCCTCCAACAGATGAAGCAACAAAATGACTGAACGTTCTGCCCTTAGTGTTGATGATTTCGTTAGTTCCCTTGGTAGCGGAGCCGTGACGGAGACTGAGCCGGAGGCGGTTGAGACGACCCAGATCGGTGACCCGCAAGCCTCGGAAACTGAAGAGGCCACCATCACGGAAGAGGCAGAAAGCGAAGGAGGCGACGAAGAGACTGAAGACGACGGCGACCTTGCCGAGACGGATCAGGATGAGGCCGAGGCCGAAGGCGACGAGCTGGAGGGTGAAGCGGAAACCGAAGACGACGGCGATGTCGTTGAAGATGACGATCAAGATGATGAGGAAGTGCTCAAGGAGACTTTCCAGTGGGATGACGGCTTAGAAGTCGACGTTCCGGGCATTGGGAAGACGACCCTTGAGGAACTACGCCGGAACCATCTGCGTGAGGCCGATTACATTCGCAAGACACAGGAGTTCGGCAAGCGGGAACGCGAGCTGAATGAAACCGTCGATGCGAAAGGAAAGGCTCTCGATGACGAGCGGCAGCTGCTTACCCAGCGACGCGAAACGCTCGAAGCGACACTTGACGTGATGCGTCAGGACTTGCGCAATTCCAGGCCTAGCTTGGAAGAGCGTGAGAAGCTCTTGGACGAAGACCCGCACGAATATCACCGTCAACAGCTTCGCTGGGAACAGCAGGAAGCCAAGATGGCGGAGTATGGAGAGCAGGTCAAAGCAACCAAGGCGGAAGAAAGCAAAGCCGCCGAGGCCAAGGAAGCAGAGCTCCGGCAACAGCAAGAAGCATTCATTAACGAGCAGCGTGAGGCGCTGCACGGTAAGATCCCCGAATGGCGAGATCAGGAGAAGTTTGGCAGAGCCATGACTGACCTCGCCGACATGATTGATTCCTACGGGATAAGTGCTGACGAGCTGAACAATACGGTCGACCACCGTCAATTGGTTCTTCTCAATGACTTCATGGGCGCAAAGAGTGAAATCGCGCGCCTAGAGGGTGAATTGGCGAAGGTCACCAAGAAAGCGGCCCGTGTCGAGAATGCCAAGCCGGCGCTCAAGAAGAAGGTCCAAGCATCCAAAAAGCGCATCAAACCAGTGTCCTCGGCGCCAGCAGAGCCAAGGGATAAAGCCGCTGCTTTCCTTGAAAAAGTCAAGAAGCAGAGCGGCGGAACTATGACCCTGAAAGAGTTTGCCCAGTACACGGCACTGGGCGGCAAGTAAGTGGTCACGTTAGCCGTCTGCTCCGGCGGATGGACCAATGGCACAACCAGCAAGTACGTTTTCGACCTACGACTCGATCGGTAATCGAGAAGATCTTTCTCCTCGGATTTTTAATGTTGACCCGCATGAGACGCCGGCTCTTTCGACGTTTGCGCATACCAAGGCGAATGCCATTCTCCATGAGTGGCAGACCGACCGTCTTCCTGGGGCGAATGTCAACAATGCGGTGATCGAAGGCGACGATGCGGTGACCCGCAATGTCGATCCGACGGTGAGGATTGGCAATTGCACCCAGATTTCCGAGGACACGGTTCGGGTTACGTCGACTCAGGAAGAAATTGCCAAAGCTGGCCGCGATTCTGAGCTAAACTATCAGCTGGTGAAATCGGCGCAGTACATCAAGACGTCGATGGAGACGATCATTCTTGCCAACCAGGCGAAGGTTGGTGGCGATGATTCCACTGCTCGTCGCCTTGCCGGCGTCCCTGCTTGGCTGCGAACCAATACCAACTCAGACGCTGGCACGGGCAACCCGGCAGAGGCCGGAACTGACACCAACATCCCCGCCACCGCTGATGGAACCACAGCGCGCACGGACGGTCCTCAGCGAGCCTTCAATGAAGTCGACCTTCGTGCGGTGGTTCGTAAGGCGTGGGACAAGGGCGGCAACCCCAATCTTGGACTGACCGGCTCGCTTTCGAAGGACGAATTCGCCGGCTTTGGCGGCAACGCGCAGAAGTTTAAGGACACGACCGATCGGCGCATCTTCAACGCAGCCGATGTCTACGAATCGAACTTCGGCATGATGTCCGTCGTTCCGAACCGCTTCATGCGCCAGAGAGACGCATTGGCCCTGCAAACAGACATGTGGGCGGTCGCCTTCCTGCATCCGATGCGCCGGCACAATCTCGCCAAGACCGGCCTCTCAGAACGGAAACAGACCTACGTCGAATACACGCTGGTGAGCCGCAACGAGCGCGCCAGCGGTGGTGTCTTCGACCTCAACGAGAACTAGTCCTAGCCAAGCCGCGCCTGTCTTCGGATGGGCGCGGTGATGGAGTTTGCAGATGAGCGAAACCGACACCAGGACAATCTCCCATAGTGGCGACAAACATACGACCTTCACCTGGGACCATGACGACGACGGCAAGTACCACGTCAATCATGTTCAGGACGTCGAGCCTTACCTAGAGCGTAACAAGCGACTCTCCACCAGCGGATGGGATGGCTACGACAAGAGCCGCGACTTTCGTCATGTCGGCACGGTGCCGGATGTCATCGCTTATCGATGGCTCACGGTCCATGGAGTTAACCTTTTTGATCCCGGCCATGAAGACGGTGTTCGCCGTCTCTTCAATGACCCGGATTATGCTTTCCTTCGCTCTTCGCCGGGCAAGGTCTGAGACATGACCACGATCGCAAATCTTAGCTCGCTAAGGGCTGCGGTGCGCGAGCGTATGGCGCGTTCGGATTTGAGCGACGACTTAATCAACGGCCATGTTCGTCTGGTCGAAGCGCATATTCGGCGAAAGATGGACATGATCGGCTTAGAGCTTGAAGCCGATTACACGATTTTCAGCGGTTTCCAGGATCTTCCAGCGGATCTGGAGGAGTTCAACTATATCCAGACCACCGGTGATACGGGCTGCTATCTGACGCCAAAAACACAAGCGAATGCTTACCAGTTCCGCAATGATGCGCCAGGCTCTCCTCGGCATTATCTGCTGATTGGGAACCTCGTAGGCCCGACACGGATCGAGTTTTTGCCGGCGCCTAGCGGAACATTCGCGGCTCGCCTGGGCTATCGGGCAAGAGCCGAGCTGCAGAATGATGGCGATGCCAACAGAGCACTGCTTGATCACCCCGACGTCTATTTGGATGGGTGCCTGCATTACGCTCATCTGCACCTGGAGCACTGGGTTGCTGCAGACCGATATCGAGCGAGTTTCGAGGTCACCCTATCTGAAGCCACAACAGACGATCTTCTAGGTCGCTGGGGCGATGGCCCTCTTTCGCCGAGTTCTTCCTATGTTGAGGGGAGCGTTCGCCGATGAGGAGTCGCTTCGGTCCTTACACGCCGGATTTGCCAGACTTCGAGGCTGGCGGCGCCGAGGTCATGCGGAATGTCTTGCCGACACAGGGGGGCTACAGGCCCGCATTATCTCCCGTGCGCATTGGTCAGCCGATAACGCCCGATCCGATCATCGGCGCGGTGGCGGCTTTCGATGAGTTTGGTAGCGCCAATCAATTTGCGGGCTCGACACAAGGGCTGTTTCAGCAAGCGAGCGGCGGCGTCAGTTGGAATGATGTTTCCAGACCGGGCGGCTATTCCACGGCTATTGGCGAACGCTGGCGGTTTACCAATTTTGGTTTGCAGCTGATCGGAACGAACTTCACCGATGTGCTTCAGACCAAGGATCTGCGCGGTGTTGCAAACTTCGCCGATCTAGGAGGCAATCCCCCCCGTGCTCGGTACATTGCGACGGTCAAGACTTTTGTGGTTGCTGCATTCATTGACGACGGCCAGGTCCAGCCTTTCCGGGTGCGCTGGTCGGCTTCCGACAGCGCCGCGACCTGGCCTACCCCAGGCACGGACGCCGCTTCGCAGGTCCAAAGCGGCCAGCAGGATCTGCCAGGCGACTTTGGGCACATTACCGGCCTGGTTGGCAGTCTGTCCGCAGCCGACGGGGTGGTGTTTCAGGAACGTGGCCTAACGCGCATGTCGTTCGATACGACGGGGCGGTTTTTCTTCCTGTTCGATACGATCGAAGGCGGACGCGGTACGATTGCTCCTGGCTCGATTGTGCAGGTTGCTGGCGTCGTCTTCTACCTCGGCGAAGATGGTTTCTATCAGTTTAACGGTGTGCAAAGCCGACCGATCGGCGCCGGGCGTGTTGATCAAACGTTCTTTGACGACATCGCCACCGACAATATCACCGGCATTACGGCAACGGCTGATCCTAGGAAGAAAGTCGTTTACTGGGCCTACCCCAGCCGCACCGTAGGCATTCGCACACTGGTCTATAGCTGGGATGTCGACGAATGGTCGGACATTGACGGCTACCCCGTGGTTGAGATGACCCAAGCGCTAACGCCTGCTGTCACGCTCGATGACGACCTTGGTGGAGCTGACGACATCCTCGATTCGGATGCGCCCAGCTTGGACAGCCCAATCTATCAGGGCGGCGCTCAAATCATCGGCGGCTTCGATAGCGTCGGCTATTTCCTGTCCTTTGAAGGCGATCCGCTGACGGGAACGGTGCAGACCGGCGAGAACGCGATCTCCATGGAGCAGCGAACGTTTCTTCGCGAACTCTGGCCGGATATTGAGGGCGCCGCACAGATCAAGATGCGCACCCTCCATCGAAACCAATTAACCGACAACGTCGTGATGGGCGGCTTTGCCGACAAGAACGCCGTCGGCTTTTGCCCGCAACGTGTGAACGACCGCTACATGCGGTTTGAGGCGGAAATCAACCCCGTCGCCAATCAGGCATGGCGGTTTGCCAAGTCAGTCGAGGCGATCGGCGAAGCGGCGGGCCGGCGATGATGGAAAACAGGAGAAGTCGAGATGGGAATGGGTAAGGGGCACAATGCCCAGCGGGCAAGGGGCCAAATAGAGCGTGTACGACCAGCGAAAAGCGAAAGCAAGCCGGGCTTGGGGCCAATTGGCCGTCGCCTAGCGGTTGCTAAGGCGAAGGCTAATGCCAAGAAAAACAAGGACGGTCAGTCTAGCTCATGAGATTCCCCCGCCCCTCATCCGATCTCGTGGCATGGGCTCACCAGCTCATCACGCGGCTTGAGGCTGACTTCTACAGCCGCCCGGTGATTGGCGAGGCGACGCTTGGTGCGGGGCCGACAACCGAGGTGAGTGATGGGGCGGTAAGGGGCACGCAATCCTTTGTCCTGATCGAGGCCAATGACGCCACAGCAGCAGGAGCGAATGCATTTGTTGCAAGAACAGACCATCTCACCGGGCGTTTCTTCATTACCCATGCCGGCGGAACCGGTGGGTCCGTCCGATACGCGGTTTTGTGAGACATGGGAACGATGTCTGCCATACCTAACCCCGGCGATCGAGAGGCTTCATGGCACGCATTTGGCCGAGGATGTGTTCGATTCGCTCATGGCCCTGGAGCTCCATCTCTGGGAATTGCCGGGTGGAGCCGCCGTAACGGAATTCGTTCCTTATCCACGAAAATTATCCTGCAGCGTATTTCTGGCCGGCGGATCGCTCGATGCAATCCAGGCATGGGGAGCAGTCAATGGCCCGCTGGAGAAATGGGCGCGTTTTCAGGGCTGTCAGATGATCGAAACCACGGCGCGCCGTGGATGGGTCAAGGCGATAGCCGGCGAGGCTGTTCAGACGTTTCTCGTAAGAGCCATCTCTGATGGGCGCTAAGAAGCCAAAGACTCAGACGGTTACTCGAACGCCGTTTTTTCAGCAGCAGTCGATGGCTCTTGCCAATCGAGTGACCGATAATGCGTTAGACAACCCAGCGTTTCGGGGCTCAACGCATGCCGGCCTTACCAGGGGCCATAAAAGAGACATTCGCAATTTGCGTAGCGAGGCGCGGGCCGGCGATCCGCAGTTCGAAGCTGCCCAAGAACTGAACAATCAAACGCTTTCCGGTGCCTTTTTGGGTCCGAACCCGCACCTAAGCGCAGCTCTGGCTCCGATTCGCGAAGAATTCCAGCGAACCATCGCGCCATCGATCGACGCAGCTGCCGTTGGTGCCGGGCGGTCGGGGTCGGGGCGGCATGCCCAGATGCAAGATACGGCCCAACAGCAGCTTGCCGACACGATGGGCCGCGTTGCCTATCAGAACTATTCTGATGAGCGCGGGCGTCAGCAGCATGCGTTGTCAGCGGCGCCGGGCTTATCGGCAGCTCGGTTCCATGACAATCAGATAGCCTTGGGCGCCCACGGCATGCTGCAGGCCAATCGCCAGGGCAAGTTGGATGACAAGGCCCGCCGTTTCTATGAAGCCCAGCAGGCGCCGATTTCGGCATTGGGGATTGTTGGCAAGACGGGTAGCGCTAGCAGCCAGCCGATACATCAGGGGTCGAGGCTGGGCGGCGCAATAGGTGGCGGCTTGGGCGGGGCGGGAGCAGGAGCCCAACTTGGCGGGATGGTTGGCGGGCCAGCCGGGGCAGGAATAGGCGCTGCCATCGGTGGCGGGGTTGGCGTTCTCGGGGGGCTATTCGGTTGAGCTCCTCCTTCATGAAAGCTCTCGAAAGCCGATTGGCTAATCCCTCGTTTCAGCGGGGGATTACCGAGATGGGCTTGTCGATCCTGGCGAACAACGGCCCCTCGCTTCAGCCAAAGTCATTCGGCCAGACGATGGCGCAAGGCGCCCTTCACGGCATGAACGCCGCGCGTGACGAGGCCCAGAACCAAGCGGCCATGCAACAGCAGGAAGAGCTAAAAGCTGCAGCACAGGAGGCCTCTCAGGGCATTCAAGACCCGGCGCTCCGCAGATTGGCCGCGGCTGACCCGGAAATGGCTCGTGCGTTTCTAATGAAGCAGTACGAACGCGACAACATTTCGGCGCTGGATCAAGCCAAGCTCAATCAAGGAAGGCGTCGTCTCGATATTAGCGAAGAGCAGGCTGCGGCCGATCAAGCGATGGGCGAAAGGCGTTTTGGCCTTCAAGAGCAGGGGTTTGATTTGCAGCGGCAGCGGTTGGCTCAGGCTGGCCAGCCGAAAGAGCCCGCTATCGTCAGCACACTTCGTGCTGCCGGCATTGATCCGACTGGACCGGAAGGCCAGCAGATCATCAGAGACAACCTGACTGGCGCGGCCGAAGGGCAAAACGCGACCCAATTCGGCTCGGTGCCCGCAGGTATGGCACGCGTTTCTGACCCAACGGCCGAGGCGGGCTTTCGGATTGTGCCGCTGCAAGGGAGCGAAGCTCAGATCAAACAAGAGCAAGCTGACCAGCGCGCTTTGTTGGGCCGTGAGCAGCAGATGCAAGACCTTGATATCATGATGCGTGATCTCAATCGTGTGATGGATATCAGCCAAGCAGGTGGCGGCGGTCCGATCGGGGGTAGTTCTGCCGATATCCCCATTGTGGGGCCGGCGACAGCAGCAGGCCAGCTCAGACAGCATCTGGAGCCAATCAGAACCAACGTTGCGTTTGACAGACTTCAAAGCATGCGCGAGTCGTCGCCAACGGGTGGCGCGCTTGGCAGTATTACCGAGAGAGAGCTATCCGGTCTTGCTGCTTCTTCGGGCGCGCTTAATGAATTTTTGCCCGAAGGAGATTTGCAGCGAAACGTTCTCGACCTTGGCGCCAAATATATCAATGCCGCCCATGGAACGGACGCGCAGATTGATGCGGCAGTCAGCGCCGGCAGGCTAACCAAGGAACAGGCCGCCGAAGGCAAGGCGCTTCGTGATCAGCAGATAGTGGAATGGAAAAAGAAAGAGCAATCGCGGCCACAGATGCCGCAACAGCCCGCCGTTAGCCAACAGCAAATCGCCGATATCGAAGCCAGGGGCGAGGCCATGGAAAAGCAGTATATCGCCAATGGCATGAGCCCCGAAGAAGCCGAGCAATTGGTGGCTTCCGAGCTTCGAAAGGAGCTCGGCATCTAATGGGCAAATACGCGGACATGCTTGGCATTTCTCTAGCTCAACAGCAGGCGTCTTCACCCGCAGGCGGAAAATATGCGGCGCTGCTTGGGCTGACGCCGGAAAAGCCCGATGTCGGTAATATCGAAGGCGCGATCCGTGGCGTGGCCGATACCGGCACGTTCGGATTTTCCGATGAGATCGAGGGCGTGGCTCGGGGCATCTTCACGGGCGACACGATTGAAGAGGGCATCGAGAAAGCGCGCGCGCGGCATGAAGCCTCACCAGGCGTTGCTTATACCGCTGGTCAAATTGGCGGCGCGCTTATTCCTGGCCTTGGCACAGCCGGCGCCGCGATGCGTGCAGCGACCACGGGCGGCAAGATTGCGAAGTCAGCCGCAGCCGGTGCTGGTAGCGGCGCTGTTTACGGCCTTGGTTCGGGTGAAGGTCTCGAAGATCGAATTTCCGAAGCAGCAACTGGCGCTGTTATAGGCGCTCCGCTCGGCGCGGCTGGCGGCGCTGTCGCGACTAAGCTGACAAAATCTGTGCCGGTCGATGGTGTTGGCGACGCGATTGATCAAATACCGCTGACCAAGGGTCAGAAATCCGCTGACTTGCGCCAAGTCCAGCATGAGGAAGCGCTGCGCAACAAGGGCGGTGTTGCTCAAGATATCATACGCAAGTTCGATGACGAGCAAGGCCAGGCGATAGGGCGCGCCGCGGATGCCGTTGTTGCAGATGCCGGTGACTTGAGCGTTGCCGGGGAAAAATTCCAGTCGGCAATGGTCGAGGCCAAAAAGGCGGCTAAAGACCGTGTCGGCCAGGCCTATACCGATGTGCGCAATACCAATGGATCGATCAAGGCCGAGGCCCTTTCGTCGCCTAATGGCCTGTTCGATCGCATGGATAGGGCCGTTGAATCCCTTGGACTCAATATGGAAGCCCGCAGCGCCGTTCAGCCTATCGTCGATACCCTGAAAAAGTCTCTTGATGAGACTAAAGACATCTCGATCCGTGAGTTTGATGATCTTCGGAAATCAATGACTAGCGAGGCGTCGACGCCAACGGCCAAGCGTGCGGTGGGCATAATCAAAGACACCTTTGATGATTTTCTTGAAGAGACCGTGACGACGTCGCTTTTTCGCGGCGACGATGAAATCCTAGGCAAGCTCAAGAACGCCCGTGCTTTGCATGCTGACTACATGAAGACGTTCACGGCCAAGCGCGGCGGCGACAAGCCCGGCAAGATTATCGAGGCCATCACCCACGCCGATGCCTCGCCAGTCGAGGCCGTCAATGCACTGATCGGTGCTAGCCGTATTAACATGAAGGGTGCGCCGGAGGCAGCCAGACGTATTGCCAAAGCCTCGCCGGAAGCTGGCCAGGCGATGAAGCAGGCCGTTTGGGCCAGGCTGACTCGAAAGGATGATGGTAGCCTTAAAGATCCGGGCAAAATGGTCTCGGATATCAATACATTCCTGAAGCGAGACCCATTCCTGGCTGACGCGTTGGTTGGACAGGATCTTATGAAGCACATGAAGCGGTTTTCCGATCAAGTCGGCAAGACCGTGACGCCGAAAGGGGCGCTCAATCCCTCCCATTCATCATGGGCCGCTTTCAGAACAATTGTCGATGCGATGAGCGGGACAGGCGGCGCAGCGGCAGCCGGTGTCTTCATTAACCCTTCTGTCGGCATAGGGCTTCTACTGCGATCCGTTGGCGGCCAATTAAACAGCGCTCGCAATGCCAAAAAGGCAATAAGACAGGCCCAGCAACAGCGCAAAGGCGTCACTAGCCGCCCGGTGGCAGCGCTCCCCACAGCAGCAAGTCTATCCACGCTTTCAGCCACTCCCGGAGGGGACCGGTGATGGTGAGAATGGGGATGGCGATGCACACGGCAAGGACGATATACGCCACATTTGCGGCGTGGATGCCCAGTTTCCAGCGCAGATACTCTGGGTTGAGGTTCACGTATCCTCCATCAAAAACGAAAGCCTCCCATTGTACTCGCCTTTTAGGTGAAAAACAAATTCCAGTGGGGGTGGGCTGATGTCAGTCACAGACTACGCAGACACACCCGGTGGCAATGCCA